TTTAATTATGCAGTTGAAATTGTAAAGGGAGCTATTAATATAATAATAGATGTTTTTGACGGATTATTCACAGGAATTAAGCAAATTTTTGATGGAATAATTATGATATTTAAAGGGGATTTCAAGAATGGATTTATTAGTATAGGAAAAGGTATTTTAAATATATTAATAGGCATAATAAATGGTTTTATCTCTGGATTAAATGCATTACTATATCCAGTTAGAGGATTAATTGCAAGTGCTGGAAAGATACTAGGAAAAAGCTGGACAATATCTAGTGTAAGTATTCCTAAAATCCCATTACTGGCAACTGGTGGAATTGTTGATTTACCTCGTAGAGGAGTAAACATTGGAGGAGCAATTGCAGGAGAAGCGGGAGCAGAAGGCGTAATACCTTTAACAGATCAAAGAGCAATGGAAACCTTGGGAGAAACTATTGGACGATATATAACTATAAATGCTAACATAACAAATACAATGAATGGACGAGTAATAAGTAGACAAGTACAACAAATAAAAAATGAAGAAAACTTTGCTTATAACATATAGGAGGTGGACAAATGTATGTAGAACAGGTAACTATTGGTGGAGTAAAAAAAGATAGTTTAATAATGGACGGAATTGAACTTGGAAAATATATTATTGAAGCAACATACGGATATAACAAAATATGGTCAAGTGATTCTGGAAGAAATTTAAAAGGTAGTAAAAAAGGAACTTTAATGGGAATATTTCCTAAATTAAAGATAACATTTAGATCGCTTAATAAAGATGAATTACATTTGTTAGCCCCACATTTTGATAGTGCTGTGCAAACATTCCAATATTATGATGATACCAAAGGTGGAATGTTAACAATGAAAACATATTCTAATGATTGGGAAGTTATAAGTAATAACACCAAAAGAGTCAAATCTTTTGGTGTTAATTTTATTGCAAATGAAAGGAGAACTTTATAAATGAAAATACATACAGATGATTTCAAAATAGAAATAAAGTCTCTTGGAAGAATGCAAGATGTTAGAATTACATATAGCTTAAACAATCAGATTAATATAATAGATGGTGAAAATATTAATAGCATAACTCCTAATTATAGTGCTTCGTTGTTAAAATCGGTTATGAAATGTTTAGATATAGACAGCAATATACAACTACCAAAAGGAACAAAAATTAAGTTTGAATATGGTTTATTAGTTAATGGAACATATGAATATTTAAACTATGGAAACTATATTGTATATTCGAGTGAAAAGCAGGAAGATACATTAAGTTATAGTATAAAATGTTATGATAAATTATTATATTCTATGAAAGATTATGAAGGATTGAATATAACATATCCTTGTACGATAAAACAATATCTGGCAGCTTTATGTAATAGAATAGGTTTAGAATTTAAAGATAGTTCTTTTGCAAATCAAAATAGACAAGTAACAAATGATTTATTTAAAGGACAAGGATATACTTACAGAGATGTATTAGATCAAATCGCAGAAGTAGCAGGCGGAGTTATATGTTTGACTATAGACGATAAAGTAGAAGTAAGATATATAAATGAAACAAACGATACAATAGATGAAGAATATATCAACGATACAAATGTAAGCTTTGGAGAGAAATATGGACCAATCAACTCACTTATGCTTGCAAGAGCAGGAGAGAGCGACAAAATTTATAAAAAAGATGATACTTCTATAACTCAAAATGGCTTATGTGAATTAATGATAAGTGAAAATCAATTCATGAATTTTAATGATAGAGCAGATTATTTACAAGAATTATCAGACAAATTGTTCGGTGTAGAATATTATTTGAATGATTTTGTTAGCACTGGAATAATGTATTATGATTTATTAGATATGTATAATATAAAAATTGGAGATAATACTTATAATTGTTTGATGTTAAACGATGAACAAGACATAACACAAGGATTGGAAGAAAATATACATACAGATAGACCTGAAAAATCCGAAACAGATTATTCAAAATCGGATAAAACAGACAGAAAGATAAATCAAACTACATTAATTGTTGATAAACAAGCGCAACAAATTCAAGGTGTAATATCTCAAATTGGAGATAGAAGTGAAAAGACTACAACTATTACAGCTGACATTGATGGATTGAATAGTAAAGTATCAAGCGTTGCAAATTTAACAGATGAAGTAAGTGGCACAAAAACAATTATTTTAGAGAATTGTATACGAGGAAATTTATTAAGATTAAGCATAAAAGGAAATAACTTGGTATTTAAGTATTTATACCCAAGTGATACATTATATCCAAGTAATACACTATATCCATCAGGAGATAGTCGAATTGTTGTAAATAACAAAACATACGAATTAGGAGTATTAGATGTTTTAAGACAAAATGGCAGTACATATGACGAATATATATTGGAAAATGGAAAAGCAAAAGTAATAAGAAGAATCAATACAGATGGAAGTATAAAATCAACTGCAGCAACAGAAGATTTAGGAGATTTTTCAATTGAATTGCAAAATGGAACAAATACAATATCTATAAAAAATTATAGTGCAGAAATATCAGCAAAATTTGCAGTACAAAGTGATTATTCTGAAATTTTCACAAGTAAGGTTGAAGCAAGTACAGCAATATCACAAACATCTGAAAAAATTATGACAGAAGTAAATAAAAAAGTTGATAATGCTGAATTTGGAACAAAAATAGAACAAAATGCTGAAGCGGTAAAATTAGCGTGGAATCAAATATCAGAATTTATACAAATGATGATAATAAATAATAACGCTAGTTTTGCAATATTAGATAATAATAAAAAAGTATTAATGTCTCTAGATAAAACAGGGCAACATTTCTACAAAAGTGATGGAACAACAGTGTTTGGAGATATGGGTGTGCAACAAGAAGATAATGATCAATATATTGCATTTTCTGTTTTATCAGACTATAATCAAAAACTTTCAAATGGTATGGCTTGGGGAATAAAAACAAAGTCAGATAATAAGTTTCACCCAATTTTTTATATTAAAAATTTTGAAATGGCTGAGAAAGCTTCTGATGCATCGTACGGAGAATTAGTACTAGCTTCATGTAATATATTATTAGATGGAATATCAACAGGAATAATTGGTGGAAATATAAAAATGTATGCAGATGAAGTAAATAATGCAATTCAATTCATTAATACAGATACTAATACAATACTGTTTTCAATAAGTACACAAGATTTGGAAACTGGCTATTCAAAAGTTAAAATATTAGATAATTTATCAATTTACAAAAATATAGGTGGAACAAATTCTTTTAAATTTGGAAGCGGAAATAATTATACTTTACTTGAAGATGATGGTTCTATATCAGCATACGGTGGAACAATTAGATTTGGAACTACTGGACAAGAAGTAAGCTTTGATGTGTATGTGAGAAGTTTAGCTTCAATTTACGGAGATCTAAATGTAAGTGGAAATGTATATGCAAGTAATATATCATCAGACAGAAGAATAAAAGACAATATAAAAGATTGTGAAGTAAAAGCATTAGATATAATAAATAAGATTCAACATAAACAATTTGATAAAAAAGATGATGGAAAACATTATGATATTGGATATATTGCACAAGATATGGAACAAATAGACCCTAATTTTGTAATAAAAAGAGAAAAAACAGATACACTCGAAGAAAGATATTATATTAATGAATTACCTATTGTTGCTACATTATCCAAAGCAATACAAGAACTGCAACAACAAATAGAAGAATTAAAATTAAAAATAAAAGAAATGGAGGGAAAAATCAATGGCAATGACTAAAATAAATTTTATAAATGGCAGTCAACCAGCAATAAATGATACGAATTTAAATGCTTTACAAGACAATGTTGATAATGCTAAACAAGACAAAATGAAAGAAGGAACATGGACACCAATACTAACTACATTAGAGGGTAAAGCACCAACGATGGAATATCTTATCCAAAGAGGTACATATAAAAAAATTGGAAAATTAGTATATCTTTCATTTTATATACGAGGAAAAATAACAAAATTAAATGGAACAAATAATTATGCAGTAATTAAAGGAATACCATATTCTTCATCAAAGGTTTTAATGGAAAGTGGATTAAATATAAACGGATTGTACCAAATGCTAGAGGTAGATGCTAATGCTAGTGCTATGATAGATGGAAATGTAATAAGAGTTCAATTTAGCTATGGAGAAACTGCTGGTAAATTAAAGGTGACACCTACAGGGGGAACTGGATATTTTGAGATTTCAGCATCTGGCTGGTATGAAACATATTAATGGAGGAGGAACGTATGGCAGTAAATAAAATTAAGATTAGTGCAAATACAAGAAAAGTACTAAATAAAACAAAAGAGATATTAGGAATACAAGGAGAGAACATGAAAGATGTTCTTTTTTTTGCACTAAGTGAAAAAATAGATGGAACTGCAGTAGTTGAGATTGAATTACCAAATGGAGTACAATCGTTTGTGGAGCTTATAAAAGTGGAAGATGGATATGAATTACCAGTCAAGTCTGTTTTAACAGAACAAGCTGGATTTGTAAAATTTCAACTAAGAATATTACAAAATAAAGTGGAAGTGTTTAAATCAGAGATATTTGAGTTAGAAGTAAAGGAATCTTTAAATGCTATATACGAAGAGCCTGAGGAATATCCAACCTGGTTAGATAAATTAGAAGATTTGCAAACAGAGCTTAATAATTCTGAAAAAGAAAGAATTTCAAATGAAAATGAAAGAATAGAATCAGAAGAGGCAAGAAAAGAAAATTTTACACAAATGCAAGAAAGTGTAAAAGGTGCAATAAGCAATATTAAAGATTTAACGGAAAATTACAACATAAATGCTACAGAAAAAACAAATAAATTTGATGAAAATTACACTGAAAAGAAAAAAGCATTTGATGATAATTATTCAGAAACTCTTAAAAGCTTTAATGACAATGCTGAAACAAAATATGATAACTATAATAAAAATGCAGAGAATAAGACATCAGAATACAATAAAAACAACGATGAAAAATTAAAAGCATACAATGATAATCATACAACTAAGATAACAAATTTTGATACTAATGCCAAAAACAAAACAGATGAATACAATTCAAATGCTTCAAAAAAATTAGACGATTATAATAGCAACGATACAACTAAAACAGAAAAATATAATGAAAATGCTACTACAAAACTAAGTGATTATAATTCAAACGCAACAGCTAAGAAGAAAGAATATGATACAAATGCAGAAAATAAAATAGTAGAATTTAATAATAATGCAACAGAAAAATTAGACGAATATAATCAAAATGCAGAAAGTTTAACCAATAGAGTAATAGAATGTGAATCTGAAAATGAACGATTAAGAAATGATATAAAGAGTATAGCAGTAGTTAACGAAGTAAGTGGAGAGAATATTCATGTAGAAGATAGTTCAAACGCAAGGTGTGAAATTGAAATTGGTGGGAATCAGAAACAAGAGACTAGAGAGGGATATAATCAATTTAAAATAACATCTACACAAACTCAAAGTGCTGGTGTTACTATAACAAAAATTGATGAGTCAAGTGTTTCATATCAGGGAACAACTACAGGAATGTTTACACATATGTTAGTTGAATATGATGGTAAAGGACTGGAAATAACTAAACAAATGTATTTAAAAGCTTTTGGTAATTTAACAAATGCAATTTTGTCAGTAAAATTAATAAAAAATGGTAAAACAGAATCAAGTTATTTAAGGGTTTCTCCTGATTTGATTTTAAGTGCAGGAGATGTTTTGCAACAAATATATGTTCAGCAACAAAATACTGGAATTTTAATTAGTGGAACTTTGCAAGTTTTATTGACAGACTACGAGAATAAAGACAAACCATACGAGCAATACGGAGCAAGTCCAAGCCTAGATTTTCCAAGTGAGTTAAAGGCTGTTGGAGATGATATAAACATTTTAAATGATACTATTTTTGCACGAAAAGGATACTATAGTGGTATTGTAGGAGCAACAACACAAAAAGCCAATACTACAATAAGATTATTAACAGATGAAGATATTAATGTTATTTCGAACAAAGATATTACAATCTCACTAGGAACAGATAAGGATTTAAAGTATAATGTTTTTGAGATTGATGAAAATGACGTAATAATAAAAAATAATATGTCATCAAATAATAAAGACAAAACTATAAAACTACAAGAGAATACAAAGAAAATCTCATTAATGTTGATGTGGCAAGATGCAAATAAAACAATAACACTAGAAGATATAAAAGATTGCAAAATAAAGATTGCTTATGGTACTCGCATAAGCAATTATTCTTCTTACAATTGTGGTAGTGCAAAAATAGATATATTTAATAAAAATTTTATTGATATTGATAAGTTAAAATCTTTAAATTCAAGAAATGCTTATGAAAAATATAATAATGTAGAATGTTTAAAATTAGCTGGTGTTACACAAAGATATAACTTGAATTGTAAACAAAATACGCAATATGTATTTCAAGTTAATATTGTTGGATATACATATACAAGCAAATTAATTGGACAATTTCTTATAGCATATACAGACGGAAGTACAAGTTATATGCAAACTGATGGAACAAATGCTGGGAAATATTCACTGATATCTAAAGCTGGAAAAACGGTAAAAGCACTTGTATGGAATGGGTATTCATCAGGGCATTTTGCTTATATAGATAAAAATGATATTCAATTAGATGAGGCAACAACTTTAACTAATATAGTACAACATGAAGAGCAATCATATTTAGTAGATGTTCAACAGGAAATGCTTAAAGGTGATACTTTTGTAAGAAAAGACGGAAAGTGGTATGAGAAACATTGCGTAAAAACAGAAATAATGTTGACATTTCCAACTACTAATATAGAGGTTTGTGGAACATTTGCAAATTTTCAAATTAATAGAAATATTGCATTTGCAGTTGTGAAAAATGACTTGAAAATAACAAATGTAAGAAATGATATATTATGTGACAAATTAAAAGCAAAGGATAATAGTATGTGGGGTGGCAAAGAAGATGGTATCCAGACATATATAAATAGTAATAAATTTATGATATCAATACCATTCGAGGATATTGAAAAAAATTTTGGAGAAGAATTAACAATAAATAATTATAGTCAAGCATTTAGAAAGTATATAAATGATAATGGTCCATTTAAAATTTATTATTTTTTAGAAGAACCAAAATTGTTAGAATGTACAGAGACACAAAGCAAAGTATTAGATGAGATATACAATAAAGCACATACATATAAAAACATAACAAATATCTCAGCTGAATCATCAGAAGTAAATCCGATTGCAAGTGTAAAATATTTAAAAGACCCAGAAACAGAACATAACAAACTTCAAGCACAAATAGATGAGATAAAACAATTATTAAGTACAACAGAAACAAGTGCATTATTAGTAAATAACTTAGAAAAAGATTTGAGAATGGAGGTGGAATAAATGATAACTGAATTATTAAAAAGATTAATTACAAAAAAATATTACAAAGAAAAAGCAGACATTGAGAATAAACTAAATGTATTTTACGCTATGAGCAAGATAAGCGACGAAGAATATAGTGATTTAACATTACTAGTAGAAGATACATATATTGAAATAGAAGAAACAGAAGAAAATACAGAAATAGCTACTAAGGAGGAAGAATAATGCAAGAAACAGAAATGATTGAAAAAGTAGCTCATTTAGAAGAAAGAGAGAAGTCAAATACAAAAAGATTAAATGAACATGATGATAGACTCGATAAGCTCGAAAAAACATATTCTATAATGGAAAAAATGGATTATAGAATGGGTAAAGTAGAATCAGCAGTAGAAAAAATAGATCAAAAATTAGAAGGTAAAGTATCAGAAGATGATAAAGAAAAAGGCAAAAAATGGGACAAGCTAATTGATTATATATTTTACTCAATTTTGGCAGTAATACTAGGACTTATATATGTAAAATTAGGATTAAAATAGTAGGAGGGAAAATTATGAAACAAGCATGGGAAGATTTAAAAAGCTTTGTAACAATAGCGATGATAGTATTATTATTCGTTATTGTTATAGCAAACTTATTTGGAGCAGTGCTAAGTGAAACAATATTAGTATTAGTAACAAATTTGGTAACAGCGGTATTTACATATTATTTTAGTAAAAATAAAACAGATGTAAATACAGAAAACAAGGAGGAATAGTTCATGGAAGAAGATAATGTTATTATAGAAAATGTAGAGTTCAATGAAGAATTATACAATAAAAATATTTCAGAAAATGACTTTTCAGGAAGTGAAACAGACGGAATAGGAGATGATGACAATGCAGATAACTAAGATGTTAGTACCTAAAGAAAGATATGATATAAAATGTCCATATGAAATGGAGCCAGAATTTATTATAGTTCATAATACAGCAAATGATGCATCAGCAATGGCAGAAGTATCATACATGATAGGAAATAATAATAAAACATCATTTCATTGTGCTGTAGATAATACTCAAATAGTACAAGCTATACCATTTAATAGAAATAGTTGGAATGCTGGAGATGGAAGAAATGGTAAAGGCAATAGAAAAGGAATCTCTATAGAAATATGTTATTCAAAATCTGGAGGAGAAAAGTTTGACGAAGCAGAAAAGTTAGCTGCAGAATATATAGCATATTTATTAAAACAATACAATTGGGGAATTGATAGAGTACATAAACATCAAGATTTTGCAAACAAGTATTGTCCACATAGAACTCTAGATCTTGGTTGGGATAGATTTTTGAATATGATTAAATCATATTTGGAAGATAAAACAATAGATAATGAAAATACAGAAAATGAAAATGTAGAAAATGGGAGTGATGAAGAAGTGAAAAGATATCAAAATGGAAGTACAACAGAAGTTGTATATGCAGATACTGCTTGCACAAAAAGAATAGGTAGTTTAGATCCAAGAGAAAGTTGTGATTGTTTTGGAATATTTAACGATAGAGCAATGGTTAGATATCAAGTAAATGGAACAAATAATTACAAAATAGGCTTTTGTAAATGGCTTGGAGGAGTAAAATAATGTATGGCGAATGGATGAAAGATTTTCCAATTATTGTTGAAACAAAAAATAAATAATTAATTAAGAGGCAGATTTTTATTCTGCCTCTAAGGTTTTATAGTCAATAAACTCGATTTGTGCGTCTATTGTAATTTTTTGCGAGATTTTTATTTCTTTATTAGCCATCTTATATACAATATCTCTAACTACTTTTTCACAAAACGTATAATAGTCGGTATTTGGCTGCAAACCGGGTGTTGGATTAAAAACTATAGGTATTTTTTCAATATCTGCTTTTAAATAGTTTTCATCAACAGAAAATGAACAATTTTTTTCATTAAATACGAATGAATATTCTATTGCGTTTGGAATTGATGGCTTTATTTCTCTATTAAATACATATATCATACAAATTTCCTCCTTTTTCTATACTATATCATAAAATAACAAAAAATGTTGTTAAATTATGTCGAAAATGATAGAAATAAATTTTATGGCAAAAAACAAGGTATAAAACTATATTACTGAAAAATAAAAACGGCTTAAACTTGATTTTTAAAGGCCAATGAAATGTACTATTTTCCACATTTTTTATTGACTAGTATGTTTAAAAATAGTAGTTGCATTTTTGAAACTTATATAATATAATGATAAAAAATATAATTAAGAAGGGGATTAAAATAAAGGAAATACAAGAAAAAGTAGTAACAAAGGAAAAAACTAATATTTGGGAAAATATAAAACTTGCTTATGTAATTACAATGTGTATTATAATAATATTTTCATTACCATTCATTTATACTATATTTGCAAATATATTAATAAAGAATCAAATAATAGAAAGTATAGAACAATTAGAGAAATGTAATAATATATTTG